GAAGAAAAAGTATTTCAAATGAAACTAGAGAATTTGTGTCTTTTTCATTTGAAATAGTTGATAGAATCCATGATATATTGGAATCGAAAGGATTAAAGCAAAAAGACTTAGCTGTTTTATTGGGTAAATCTGATGCGGAAATTAGTAAATGGATGAGAGGAACTCATAATTTTACAATTAATACAATCAAATCTATAGAGAATGTATTAAAAGAGCCTATAATAGACGTAGTATCAAAAAGAGAACCAACTATAGTAATGTTCCCGATCCCTATTAATGAAAGCTCTATGAATATTCCCCTAAAAGGGAAACATTCTTCAAGTAATTATAGTGGTTTTAAATTTAAATTAGATTCATTTTAACATGGATAAGAAATTACGAGTACGTATTATCTCAATAAAAGAAGATAGTTTTAGTGTTGATTATGATAGGCTTCCCAAAACAAAAGAAGATTGTGAAATAAGCACATCTCCTTATTTTGGAGTTGGCTTGAGTGTAGATGAAGAGAAATCATATCTAACA